CTGCCCACCAGTTACTGCTGTCAGTCACCCAAAAGGCCACGCCCGCGCCATTGCTGACCGAGGCACTTAGCGACACAGCAGTGTTGCGCGTGTCAACGACCGCCATTGGGTACAACGATGGGGCAGCGCTACTGGAAGCCGCATTTGAGACAACATCGAACTGAGCAGATCCGAGTGCTCTCCAGGGATCGCCGAGCGTATTGGCATTGGAACGGTTGAAGAGGTCGGTGAAGGTCAGGAAACCGCGTCGCACCGCGTTGGCGACGGATGCAGTGGACAGCATTAGATTTCCGTCGTGTCCCCGAAGAGGACCCACTCGTCGGTTGACACTTTGATGAGTCCTGCCACGGCATACTGAGCCCTTGTCTTTGCACCTGACGGTGCCCGCAGGATCACGCCACTTGCGCCAGCCACAGTGACCTGACCCGCGCCTGTCTGCACGATGTCCACTCGCGTACCCACCGGAAGACTCAGTGAAGCGTTGGTGGGGAGGGTGATCGTGATCGCCGCTGCCGCCGCGCAGAGGACTGTTGTACCCGTCAACTCAGCGGCAAGCGTGAACGACGCTGTGCGGCTGGTAGTTGAGTTGGCTGGGTAGCGCCCACTGAATGACGCCGCAGTTACTGCGGCCGAGAAGGTGGCGCTGGTTCCTTCCAGCGCTCCCGTGAGAGTTCCTCCGGAGGTGTTGAACTTGGAGACGGCATGACTGGCAAGACCAGCCTCAATGTTGGTGAGCCGCGCAGTCAAGGTTAGGTGTGACGTCGGCTGGCCAAACGCCCCACTCCAGGTAGACACAAGGAGACCGGTGCCCAGAGCCCGCTCGACGGCGGTGACTTCGTCCTGGAGAAGGTTGACGTGGTCTGCGAGTACGGTGTCCACAAGGTCCGTCTTGGACGCGTAGACACGTACGGAGTTGGGGAACAGCGCTGGCATGAAGACCTCCTCGACCTATTGTCTGGGGCTCAGGAGTCCGCGTCAGCCGTAAAGGCGCCCTCCTGGAAAATCCACCCAGCGGCCAATTCAGGGGACTCGTCGGTGATCTCCACAATGCTGCTGGCTACAAGGATCGACCCGAAGTCTTCGGATACCCATGCGGTGTCGGCTACCCGATCACCTATGACAAAGGCGAACCGGCGCGATAACAGTGGCACAGGTGCCGCTCGCGCCTGCTTGCGACGCTTCCTAAACAGCCTCATCGGTTCCCCACTTACCTATGGGGCATGCGGCGTTCGGCAAAGTCGTCTTGGCTGGCATGAAGCACCCACACTTCTTGCAGGTTTTGATTTGATGCTGGAAGTGTGGGCAGGACAGGCACTGAGCCATACGTCCATCTTTGACTTCTCGGGAGACCTTACCAACGTGTGGGTTCAGAAGATCCCAAGGCCTAGCGGGCTTGAGGGGTTCCATTTGCTGTCGCCATCTTTTGAGGGTCTACTCCGCCGCGGGAGGTGTGAATCCGTCTCCGTCGTAGGTGCTGCCCTTGGGAATAATCACGGTGTTGGAGATCTGGACGAACGTCGGATTGCTGGCGAACACGGCGGCAGTGCCTGCGTCCACATTGAATCGTTGTACAGCGACACCCTCCACCACGGCCATGAATGCGTAGGGAGGAACATTTTCGGTGGTCTGGGTGGTGTCGAGATCGGGGATCTCGGGCATGTCAGCGGACACGCGTCCTCCTTGTGGCCGATAGAAGTGCTGTCACGATCGTCTCAAGTTCGGGGTTCGTAGTCAGCGCAAACGGTGTCTAGTGGGAGTGGCCGACGTTCGCCTTTCCGGACTGCAGCGCCGCGACCGCTACCTGAAGGGCCTGGATGGCCGCTTCGGCAGACTTGAGCCGGAAGAGGAGGTCTTTGGGGGATCCGAGGTCTGTGTTGCCTTCTCGGTACGTGCCTGTAGTCGATATCTTGCCCAGCCATACAGGGAAGTCCGTATCTCCGGACTCATATGTGATCCAGACCTGCTCCCCGGGCTTCGGGAGCACCAGATAGCCGCACGGAACGACCGGCCAGCACCAACCGGTTACGGCCTTCCCGGTCTTGGTGGGAATTCTTACCCGGAGCCGTCCCAACTTGTCTGGGTCGCGGTTGTCGTGGACGATGGCCCGCTCCAGCATTACGAGACGCCGCCCGTCAGGTTGATCACCAGGTTGCTGTCCGAGACCACCAAGATCTCGTCCTCCGCGGCCACTACGACGCTGACCTCTCCCGTGGCGGCTTGGATGGTGGTCAGCCTGGTCACCTGGACATCCGAGGCAACCGAACCCAGGGAGGAGATCAGGCTGACCAGGTCCGAGGGGTAGACGCTGGCACCGAACGGGACCCGGTCGTAGGCCATTCGGGACAGGATTGTCTGCCGGATGAGGATATTAGCGTCCGACCGTCGAACGCTGTCCTCGACGACGACATCAAGGCTGATGTATGTGTCGACGTACACGGGAGGTACGACGGAGATCTGCGCACCCGCCAGCGATACCGACTCCAGTGCAGACTGCACAGAAGTCTGTAGGTACGTCAGTTCAGTGGTAGCGGTCCAGTCCGTGCCTTCGAGCACGTACCCCGGCCTCAGTTCAATGTTGCCAAGTCCTCGGTAGGGTGCCACCGCCACCACAACAGTTGCCGGGGTCACCGACATCGCACTGGCCTTACCGCACCCGGGAACCAGAAGTGCCGAGTTCTGGTAGTCCTCCAAGGTAACGGCGCGCGCCGTGGCTCGGTATGTGAGTGCTGCGTTGTTGCGGATCTGCTCGGTGGACTCTTGATCCGTGCCACCGTAGGCCGCTGTGTCGTTGAATACCGTCAGGCTTCCTGCCAGGACAGCGACCTCACTATCGAGCAGACCCGGAATGGCGTCGATTCTGTTGATCTTTCCTGATCGGATGTTCCCGAGTGTCCCGTCCGTACGCCGGTACCGCGCAGATAGAGAGTGCCCGAAGGCCGGGATGAGCCCACTGACGCCATCTCCAAGGCGGATCTGAACGGTACCGTCACCGACAGCCACCGGCTGAAAGACGCGCGCCTGCGGGCCGTGAAGTGCGAACTGATCGGTGCGGACCCACGGTATGTAATTGACGAGGTCATAGACGTAGACCTCTAGGGACTCCAGAACCAGGCGGTCGTCCTCAATGATGAATACCTGGCTGGGGGTACCGTCGGAGGTTCCCAGGTGAAGGCCAAATCCGAATGTGCCGTCGTCGATGACTCCCTGAGTCGCCGTGACCGCAGCAATTTCCCCGGAGAGCACCTCGACGTCGTCATCGGTTTCGAATGCGACTGTGATCAGGTTGTCACCGTCAAGGATGTCCCCACTAACGACAGTTCTCGCCGGAAGTTCGATGTCGACGTCCGACTCATTGGAGAACGTCACGGTCACCGAACTGGACGTATACCCATCAGGAACGTAACCGAGGTCGCGCGCGAGGGCCACCACGCTGTCTCGACGCGTGGCGGTCGACAGCGTCGACTCGTTGGCCGCCCGGTCGATGTAATACGACAGAAGATCACCGAGGTACGCAAACTGCTCGACGAGTGCGACTCCAAAGTCAGCGGGGTCGTCGGCCGCCCAGTCAGGTATCTGCTGTTGCAGGCGCGCGATCAGATCGGTCCGGATGGACTCGTAGTCCCTGGATGTGTAGTCCACCTGAGGAGGGATAGATTCGGGGTAAGACGCGCTCACAGGTCCTCCCCGGGGATCTCCAGCACCAGAGTCTGCGGTGCACGGGCAGTCGAAACTCGCGTGTCGCGGTACGTGATCTCGATCTCGACGGTCCCGGACTCGGGGTCTTCCGTGAGAACGTCGAGCGCCTCGAAGGCTAGGCCGGGTAGTTCTTGGGCGAACGCGTTCACGGTGGCCGTCTCGATGTCATCGATCGCCTCATCGCAGGCATCGAAGAGTGTGGCCGCGATCGTTGTCCCGAAGGTCGGCCGCATTAAGCGCTCACCGAGCGACGTCAGAAGCACTGAGCGTACGCGATTCTGGTTGATCCGGTCGAGGTCTGTGGTGGACGCCACTCGACCGTATCCGTCTATACGGAACGGGAGGCTAATCGCGCGCATGGGGTCATTCTCCTGTGCTCGGGGGAGTGGGGAGGGTCATACTGCGACCCACCTGAAGGCATTGACGAGGTCGGAAGTCTTCCCCTCCACGGGGATCGTTTGATTGCGCTTCAACTGCGCTGATCGCTCGCGCCCAAGCCTGGACCGGCCGCCTCTGTCTGTGGGCAGAGGGATCGTCCGTAGGTCCTGAGGCCTTCCTTCCGAAGAATCTGAGAGGCTGTCCGTGGCGACGACACAGGTGCACGTATAGGTCGACGCTTCCCCAACGGGGAATTCGTGAACGACCGACTTGGTGACCCACCAACCTGAAGTCATGGTGTTCTGGAGGTCCAGGTAGACGGGGGCGTACGGCTTCAGTAATGGAGTTCCGGCGCACACCAGATTCGCGTCTAGGGCCAGGAGTCCGTTCTCGGCCACTCCCTGGGCCAACTTCTTGGCCTCCATTCGAGTGTGGGCTACCTTTCCTTTGACCGTCCGCACGTTTCGCGATGTCACCTTGCGCCGCCTCTTGGTCGCTGACCCGGGCTTGGCGGACTCCACGGATTCGGCAGCCCCAACCGGGCTCAGCGAGTAGGCGGTGGCGGGATCCCCTGTGTAGAGACCGTTCTCGTTGGCGAGTCCGGCGGCCATCGTGAACGAGTCGACGCCCACGGTGTGCTTGAGGGCCCTGGCGTCTAGCCCCCCAAGACTCATCGCCGTGGCCACGGGTGCCGCGTTGTAGCCAGCCTCAACCAGGGTCGATATTGGGGCGCAATAGAGGTTGACACCGTCTACCCAAAGTCCGTACCCGAGGGGACCAGTCAACTTTAGGAGGAATTCCCAGTACGACTCACCGTTCATGGTGGTGGTTGGTCTGCGAAATGAACCTGGCTCCACAATTGGGTTCAGTCTGAACTGCTTAGCGACGTCGACCACGATGTCCGACACTGACTTGTTGATCCAGGTCCTTTGGGCCGTCAGCCGGAGCGCTTTGGACGCCCCTGCGACGATGAGGTCGAAGTCGTAGTAGGAGTCCCGCTTCATGTGCGGCCGCACGTAGGAGACGTACCCGAAGAACTTACCGCGGGGACTGAATTGTGAGGACCATTCGATCTCCACCGGAGTCCCCGGGGCCAGTGTGGACTTCCAGTTGACTAGACGGGAGCGAAATCGGACAGTCGCCAGGTCGTGCATTCGGGCAGACTGCTCAATACGAAGACCCCTTGCCGTGAGCGCACCGCTATCGAAGGCCGCTTCCGGCAGAGTCACCCGAAACCGACCACGTTCGGTCAGGCCGCGTGTCTTCACGGTAGATCCAGCCTGATACCGGGACGAAGGTCCAGTGGGTTGAGCACACTCCCATTGGTATCGAGCACGCGCCACCAGTTGCTCGGATCTCCGTACTCGCGCGCACCTAGGAGATCCAGCCTGTCACCAGCCCTCCAGTTGTAGCGTCGAGTGGGGATGTCCTGGTCGCTGAGGGCGTCCACCGGGCGCATTACTGAAAGCGTGCTGTTGGATCTACGCCTCGTCACGACGGGAAAAACCTCAGCGTCCTCGTATCGGCTGCCGACTACGATCATAAGTTCACCCGTTTCCTGATTGTGAGTACTGAACCGAGTCCGGCATGCGCGTGAAGGTAATGCTGACGGTCGTGAACATCGGGACCATGTCCTGCGTGAACGCGTTGTGCGTGTATTGCAGACCTGTCAGTCGACCGGTGTACCGCATGCCGCCGCCAAGGCTCAACATCATTGGGAGTCCGACAACCACTCCTAGGTCGGCTGTGGCCCCGCGCAGTTGGGTTACCCAGGGCCGACCAAGAGCAGTTCTGAACAGGAACTCCAAGTCATAGCCCGTACCTCGCTTAAGAATTCCCTGCAGATCTTCCTGCGGTAGTTCCCGACCCGCGTAGAGGCTTCTCCACGATTTGACCGTATTGCTCCCGGTCTTCTTCAGCAGAGACATGTCCTCGATTCGGTTGAGGTACAGGTTGAAACTGACAGACGCGCCTTCCGCGGCCACTGGGTACGCTTTATCCTTACCGGATAGCAGTAGTGCCGGGTCGAGCCCCTCGACAGGCATAGTTCCGAAACCAATTTCCGACGGGTTGTAGTGGAATCTGAATCCGTACTCAATTTTGGGGTCAAGTACTGAGGCGTCGGCATCCCAAGAGTCTGTCTTCTTGGGCTTGCCCTTCTTGTCGTACTGGGTCGTTACGGAACCGGTCCCTCCGGTGATCTTCCACTCGTTCTCGTTGATGATGTACTGACGGATGAGTCCTTTACGCATACGTCGCTGCCAGATGGTCCCGCTACCTAGAATGTCATTGCGACTAGTGGGTTCCGTGGGATCAAAGGCCCCATCCACGCTCACTCCAACGTACGCACCGGTTGCCGTGCTGATGAGTGGCGGGTTGGTGCGCAACTTGCGCTTCTTTGGCGGGCTGAATCCAACGTCCTTGTCTTCCTCTGTGGTCTCGTCATCTGTGGTCGACGTACCGTCTGGAGTCGTCTGGGCACCGCCTCCTGTGGAGGGGTTGTTGTCGTACCCAAACGGGTTGGTGGTGGGGAACGGGGTAGCCCCGCCAGGGCCTCTCCCAGGAGTTCCACTACCCGTGCCTCCACCAACACCCGTCCAGCCGAAGTCCTGAGGGGACACACCCCCGTTGGGTGACGTTCCTACGGGGTATCCGCTCCCTCTGATAGGCAAAGCGCGGGGGAGGCTGACGCCCAATGCCGGGATTTTAGTTCCTGCCGGTATTGACTGAGTAGGCGTTGGTGGGCCAGCGGGCGTCGGGATTTCTCTGGCATCGCCAACGGCCCCCCAACCGTTAGTTCCCGGCGGGGCCATCGGGCCGGGGCTACTCCACCGGACTTCCCGGTAAAAGTACCTGAACTCGTACTGCCATCCACCCGCAGCATCTTTGAGGTAGACGTCATAGAAGATCTCGTACCAGATGCCCCAGGAGGGAATTGTACCCGTTTGTGGCAGCGTCACCTGCAAACGAAGCCCTGGTGCCACCTTTCCTGTCGGTCCGCTGGAGGCAAATCCAATACGAACACCTGTGGCTACGCGTCCTGATCCACCCGCGTCGCCCGTCTTGGGGTAACTGCTCACGTCATCCCCCGTCGGCGTGGTCGACTATTGACTCTAAAACTTGTCATATCGACTAAGACCCCCTTGCGTTGGTCAAGTCTCCGGGGAACTCGTACAGGTAGTCGCTGGCGACATCGGTTCCAAGTTTGGCCGCGGAAGACGCGTCGGCGTTTGCGGCGGCGCGCCAGTACTCTGTGGACTCCTGGCGGTAGTGCACAACAGACGACGGACGCAACGGCCGCAGAAAAGACTTGTCGATCTCTGACGTGATCACTGTCAGGCGCTCCTCACTGCTGTTGCCCAGTTGTCTTCTTCCATCAACTTCTTTACCCTTCGTGCGAAGCGTTCGGCCTCTTCATCGCTGGCGCGCTCGATCTTGAGGTTGATGTTGACGGTTTGCTGGCCACCGCTTCCGGGCCCTGAGGCACTTCGCATCATCTGTCGGAACTGCTCAGCGACTGTCGCAGGAAGAACCATTTCGCCTTCGTGCAGTTTGGCTACACCTTCGTGCGTTCGGTAGGCACCCTCGGAGTACCCGTGGACATTGATCTTTTCGTAGGCGCTCAAGTACGTCGCGTCATTGCGTTCCGTGGCGGGGCCGTAGGTGTTTGCCCAGTTGCTGCTGCCCGGCCTGTCCCAAGTTGACCAATCGATGTAAGAGAATCCTCGGCTTGTCGTTCCGGTGATTCCCCAGTCGGTCCATTTGGTGAAGTTGTTACTGAAGTTCCTCAGCATCTCGAAGTTGTTGTCCGGGTCGACCATGGTGCTCATGTCACCGTTGAATTGCGCTCTGACCTTTGCAAGATGTTGGCTGTTGATCTGGAACAGCCCGACGTCGTAGTACCCTCCCCGCCAGTACTCCGAGCCTAGATTCATATCGTCAGGGATCTTTGGGTACTCGAAACGTCCTCGGGACATGGCCGCAATCAGGTTTGGGGTGCCTCCCGACTCGCGTCGCCCGATGGTCCACACGGTCTTCAGTTGGTCTCCCCGCAGCCCCTTCGCGACCAGGAAGTCGTAGAGCCACTTGTCTCCGGCTCCAGATCCAGGGCTTGGGTGCGACGTGGTTGAGTTGCTGGAAGAGTTCCCTGTTGATTCCTCTTTGTCGCCAACTTGACTGGAGGAGACACCAGCAACGGCGCCCATGATGCTGGCGGCCTTGAGACCAAACCAAGAGAATCCGCCACGACCGACTCCTAGGCCAGAAGCGCCTCCGCTGAAGGAAGAGAATCCATTGACTGTCGCGCGTCCTCCCCGCAGCCCCCCGAGAAGTGTCAGAATTCCCGCCGATCCGTTGGACCGCATCGTGCCTTCTGGAGTTTCAGCAACCGGCGTCGACGACGGCCCCGGACCGCTTTCCCCTGGGGTGTGCCCGCCAACGCCCCATGTCTTTGGATCACGGATCTCGAAGTGCATTTGGTCGGCAGCGCCCCCGGACCACTCGCCGCCCCACTCCAATTTTGAGAACCGCTGGAGGAGGGAGTTGACTGCG